CCATTGACTATGACAACGGGCTGGATTTCCGTTTGGTAAAGGGGAGCAAGGGTGCGTATGCTGACTATGGTACCAGCTCTTGGGCACGTCGTGAGCGAACACTGAGTGACGATGAACGCTCAGCTAATGATCAATATGGGCTGTTTGCTCTCAGCAACTATCTGCCCAAGCGTCCAGATGAGGCACACATGCAGGTTATTATGGACATGTTCCATGATTCAGTTGATGAGAAGCCATACGATCCAGACAAGTATGCACAGTTTTACAAGCCTTTTGGCCTACAAACTGATAACGACTCTGGCTCATCTATGGCACGTGATGTTGCCGGAGCAGAGAAACGGTTTTCCAAACCCTCAACTACTCCCCGTAACATTAGTGTGACAGCGCCATCAGCATCTGCTGATGTTGCTGATGCACCATTCGACGGTGCAAAAGCTGTATCCTCAACCACTGCACCCGTTGCAGAAAGTGGAGAAGCCAAGAAGATGACTAGCCCAGAAGACATTCTGGCTGCACTACGTCGTAGGCAACAAGCCAAGGCCTGATCAACTTGAGAGTAAGGTGACAATGTCACCTTACTTGAACTCTCTATGACGGTATGATAATTTGTGGAGTGGATAAATACATGCTGCTGGTCACGGTGCTTGCAACACCTACCAGCTCTATCGCTTATGAGGAGCAACAGCATGGATATTTATCCCACTACAATTCTGTCTGAAGATTATTACGTTTACGCTTATTTGAGAATCAAAGATTCGGCAAATGGTAAGGCAGGAACACCGTATTATATTGGTAAAGGCAAGGGCGACAGAGCCTGGCATGGCAGACATAGAGTTCCAGTTCCCAAAGAAAAATGGAGAATAGTCATAGTTGCTTGTAATCTATCAGAACTATGGTCACTTATCATGGAAAGGAAGTTGATTAGGCTTTGGGGTCGTCTTGATAACGGCACTGGTGTCTTGCATAATCTGACAGATGGTGGAGAATCCAATTATGGGTTGATTCACAATACAGTAACAAGACAGAAAATGAGTCTAGCAGCAAAAGGAAAAAAGAAGAGTCCAGAACATGTTGAAAAAATTGCATCTCAAAAAAGAGGCTGCAAAGTGAATATGACTCCTGAAGAACTAGCCGAACGTGGTAAGAATATAAGTGCAGCTAAAAAAGGAGTGCCGAACCCCTATAAGGGTTCAAAACGAACAGGGCAAGCACTTGAAAATATTCGTAAAGGCCATGAAGGACATATCTATAAACACACAGAGGAGAGTAAACTCTTGATAAGTCAAACGCATAAAGGAAAACTTTGGTCAGAGGCTCGTCGACAAGCATACCTAAACAAAAAGAAGATGGAAAAATAGATGAAACCTTTAGATTTATCCCGATTTAGAAAAGATATTGCCAAGAGCATTCCTGGACTATCAGTTGGCTTTCGCGATCCCAAGGTATGGATCTCAACAGGCAACTATGCACTCAATTATGCTATCTCTGGTAGATTCCGTGACGGTGGCATCCCGCTAGGCAAAGTAACAATGCTGGCTGGACAAAGTGGCAGTGGCAAGAGCTTTTTAGCAGCAGGAAACTTAACCTCTAATGCACAGAAAAAAGATGTGTTTGTGGTGTTGATCGACAGTGAGAATGCACTAGATGAAAAATGGCTAAAGGCGCTAGATGTAGATACATCTGAGGACAAGCTTTTGAAGGCAAACTTGGCAATGATTGATGATGTTGCCAAGTTGATCTCAGATTTCATGAAGGACTACAAAGCTCGTTACAACAGCGTGAGTGAGGAAGAACGCCCTCGCGTGCTCTTTGTGATTGACAGTTTAGGCATGCTCCTAACTCCAACTGATGTCAATCAATTTGAGGCTGGTGAGCTCAAGGGTGATATGGGGCGCAAGCCGCGTGCACTTGCTGCGCTTGTGCGAAATTGTGTTAACATGTTTGGTGAATATGATATCGGCATGATTTGCACAAACCACAGTTATGCAAGCCAAGACATGTTCAATCCAGATGATGTCATTAGTGGTGGGCAAGGCCCCATCTACGCCAGCAGCATTGTGTTGGCTATGCGCAAGCTCAAGCTCAAGGAAGATGAGATGGGCAACAAGACAACGGACGTCAAAGGTATCCGTGCTCAATGTCGTGTAATGAAGACGCGATATAACAAACCCTTTGAGACTGTTGAGGTTAAAATCCCATACGACCGAGGCATGGACCCCTACAGTGGCTTGTATGACCTGTTTGTTCAGAAAGGGTTGTTAGTCAAAGAAGGAAACAAGTGGTGTTACACTCGTTTGGATGGCACACAGATCAAGCAGTTTGAAAAAGCTTGGGATCGCAATGAAGATGGATGTCTTGATCAAATAATGAATGAGTTCCATCAGAAGCTAAGCAAAATTGCCCCTGTGTTAGAAGATATTGAAGTTCAAGAGCCTGAAGAAGATCTATCATAACTTCCAATACATAGCAGTGCAAAGAGCGGGACAAAATGTCCCGCTTTCATTGTTTTGAGCTGATTGCCATATATAATCACGCATAGCAGGAGACACAGGATGGCAAAAGCAGCAACCGTAATTGTAATGTTGGTAAATCAAGACCATGATACACCAACCAAATACATGACGCATGTTACTACAAAAGGTGCAAAGTCTAGTGAAAAGTTGCGTCTGAAGAAGTATGACCCAGTGGTACAAAAACATTGTAACTTTGGTCAAAAAAAACTACCTTCGCCCAAATCCCGTTAACCAGAAAGTTTCAACGTATGTTACAACAGATCAACTCGCAACTGGATGCGAGTGTAAATTTTGTTGAGCAACAGCTGACAGGATTTATTGAGTCGCGTTATGTAAGACGTCAAGCTGACTATTTCATCGCGTATCTCAGTTCACAAACTGGCTGTAACCGTGGATGCCAAATGTGTCATCTCACTGCAACCAAACAAACACAATTTTCGAATCTGGACCAAAGTAATTTTGTCAGTCAGTTTGAAACTGTATTGTCTCATTATGAAAAAGACACTCCTGCGCAAACAGTGCACTTGAATTTCATGGCCCGGGGAGAGCCACTTGCCAATCCCACAATTATCAACACTGGCGCAGAACTTCTTTGGCGACTGGGCAATAGGGCACAGGATCATTCTCTACGACCCAAGTTCAATATCAGCACTATTATGCCAGTGACTTTGAAAAAAAGCTTGTGTGATGTGTTTCCTATTATTGGGCCCACAATTTATTTTAGCATTTATTCAGTAAATTCTTCATTTAGAAACAAATGGTTACCAGCAGCGATGCCAGTAGAGCGTGCCCTGGATAATCTGAAGGAATATCAAAAAGTTTCCAAAAAGATAGTTAAGTTTCATTCAGCATTTATACGCGGTGAAAACGACAGTGAAGAAGATATTGCACAGATGATGAACTTGATTCAAACTTATGGTTTTCACAGTGAGTTCAACATTGTGAGATACAATCCCTATAGCAGTCAACAGGGTGAAGAAAGTCTACGGGTGGATGACATAGCTGCACAAATCCAGCAATATATGCCCTGTAAGATTATTCCGAAAGTTGGTCAAGACGTATATGCAAGTTGCGGCCAATTTGTACCCAAGTAACCTTTAAATAACCCCAGATTTTTTGTGGAGATCAAACTAATGGAAATTGATGCAAAACTAATTGCAGAGCTTTGGGAAACAGTCAAGGACTTGATTCCAGCTGGCAAGCGAGACGATGTGGCACTGGAATTCATCAGTGTTTTTGAAGAAAATGATGTGGAGATTCATGATCTTGACTCACTGCGTGGTGCAGATGACAGCCTTGATTCTGCCCTTGATGAACTCTATGGAGATGTTGACGTAGACGACGACTGCTAGTATCAATTGTCATGTGGTTTAACAGAGTAAAAAACGACCTATCGCAAATTCCTGATATGGTGGACTACTACAACAATGAGCTCGAGGTTGCTCAAAAAGAGTGCAAGGTTTTTGGCAGCCTTGAAAAAAACAGTCAAGAGCTGCCAGGTCAGGTAAGTTGGCGTTTCAGTCAACTGCAAGAGATTGAGGCTGTGTTGAAACATCTCAACAACCAAGTGGACAAAATGAGAAGCGACTTTTATCGTCGCTATCTCGAACGCTACAACAGAGAATTGAGTGACCGCGCCATTGAAAAATACATTGATGGCGAGGCTGATGTTCAAACAATGATGAGTCTAGTGAATGAGGTGGCATTGATTCGCAACAAGTATCTTGGTGTAATCAAGTCAATGGAGATCAAGGGTTTTCAACTTAACAATATCATACGCCTTAGGTCTGTGGGTATGAATGATATTGCGCTCTAACTCCCACAGACTTCATCCCGCAAGATCTGTTCCATCTCATCTGGAGATACTTGGCCACATTCCAACACAGTGTAGAGCTGGGCTAGCTTATGGCCCCAGCTTTCATCATGCCTGTTGAGACAGTCAACAGTTTCTGCCATTTTGGTGACCAAGATATTTTGACTTGTCCAAAGCTGCTCTAAAGCACTCACACTGCCTTTTAGTAAGCTGATCAATTCAGTCTGGGACAGTGTGTTTTCCTTCTCTAATGAGTTCTTCAAATGGGTCAAAAAATCATTTGGGTTATCAAACATCAAAACTTTGTTCATATGAAAATTATGAAAGATCTATTTTGGGTTTGTCTATTGAAACCATTACACTCCCTGCATGATCAAATTATTTTTTGCTATCTCAGCTCTTATATTCTCACTTAGTGATGCCTATGCTCAACAAACGCCGCCAAGGCCTATGGAGGCTTGTCAATCAGAAGCGCCGTGGGGGTTTCCCACTGCCAATTTACCCACTGGCCAACCCATCTGTCGCATGGCTTATGCGTTATTGCACGACAATAGGGCAAAGATACCATTATGGACTGTCTATACGATTACGCCTGAAAAGGCCATGGGGTGTGGAAAGAGAAGTGATGCATTCTCTCCAGACCAAAGCTTGCCTCGTGGTGAGCGAGCTGAATTGGGCGACTATCGACAATCAGGATATGACACTGGTCACATGGTGAATTCAGCCGATATGTTGTGGAGTGTTACTGCTGAGCGTGAGAGCTTCATTCTCAGCAATATGAGCCCGCAATTGGCTAATGTAAACCGTGGTGCGTGGAAAACTCTAGAGACTGGTATCAGAGGATGGACCCAACAGACTAATGAT